GTTCTAATTATTATGTTATGTATATGTAATCAGGTGTATTATTTTGGTGGTAGGAATCTTACCCACTTTTAATTACAGAGCAAAACAATAACTCAATTTTTTATTTATGAGTACTGAAAAAGGACTTACTAACAATGAAATAGCAGCAAAGATAGAGGACGAGGTGGCCAACTTAGAAGAAGGTGTTACTCCTTTAGATCTGCTAAAACATAAAATGAATAACGAGTACGCTATAAGAGCTATGTACAGAATAGAAGTAGCTACTGACGATAAATTTATGGGGCTTTTCGATAAATTATTGAATTATATTACAGGTAAAGTTAAAACAGTCGAGCCTACAACAGGTATAACAGACGATGGAACAGTAAAAGTAGATTATGGCGATACAAGCGAAGACAGAGGATAGAATACAGCAAGAATGTGTTATCTGGTTTAGAAACAATCACTTGGATATTAGAAATATGTTGTTTTCTGTACCAAATGGAGGTTATAGAAATGCCAGGGAAGCAAAGAAAATGAGAGATACCGGAGCTACTGCAGGTGTAAGTGATCTTATTTTCCTGTACCAAGGAAAGTCTTACATGATTGAAATGAAAAAAGAAAGTGGGAGACAATCCTCCCACCAAATAAAATAGGCAACAAGACGTTAGAAAAACAAGGGTTTGGGTTACTTCATATGCTACAGCTTAGAGGATTTCAAGCAGGTTATTAACTCAATAGTGGGATAAAATGGCTACACTTGAAGGAACTAGAAACATTTAGTACGTACAGCAAGAGTTCTGAAACTTACTCTGAACAAGGAGGAGTATGAGGATAAGGTTAAAAAAGACATATCGAGCAAGAGTTGCCAGGTTTTCCCACAAAACGTAGGTTTTCTCAGGTTGTTAGTGTTGGAGGGTCTAGGAGTTCAAAAACATACTCAATTCTTCAATTGCTGTACTTGGAGATGATGTCTAGGAGAGATCTGGACATAAAAGTATGGAGAAACACAAAGACTGACTGTAAGAAAATATGCCTTAAAGATTTTAGGTCTATTGTTCGTGCTGACATGAGCAAATTTCATAAATTCAAGGAGAACATCACCGATGGTACTTTTGTTTATCTCCCAACAAATTCAAAAATAACTTTCGAGGGAGCAGACAATATTGGAGTTGTTCTTGGAGCAGGTCAACATATATCTTTTTTTAATGAGGTAAACTTAATAAGTAAGGAAGTTTACGATCAAGTTTCACAAAGAACTGAGGAGTTGGTTATATGTGATTACAATCCTGCTGCAAACTTTTATCTTGAAAAATATAGAAACGATGAAGATACTGTATTTATTTACAGTAACTTTATGCACAATAGATTTTGTCCTCCTAATTCATTAAAAACATTATTATCTAGGGAGCCGTGGGAAAGAGGTAGTTATGAAGTTGTAGGATCCGAGATTCATTACAATGGTAAAAAAGTAACTAACGAGAATCAGCCTCCTGAGAATCAAAAAACAAAAAAGCAGGAACTATAAACAAATATTTGTGGATGGTTTATGGACTTGGGCTTGGTTCTGAGAAGCCGGAAAAGATATATCAGAATTGGACCAAGATTACAAACTCAGAATTTGAAAAATCAGAGTTTAAGTCTTATTATGGATTGGATTTTGGTACAGCCAGTCCGACAGCAATGGTCGAGGTTAAGTATGATCCTTTAAAAAGAAGGTTTTATGTAAAGAAGAAGGTTTACAAGCCTATGGAAGAGATAAACAGTACTCTAAACACCATAATACAAAAAGAATGTCCTGAATTGGTCAGAGGAACTGATCTGATAGTAGGAGATTCGGCAAAAGAGTCTTATCTTGATATATTGAGGAGCTTTGGCCATTATATAACAGGAGCTATAAAAGGAGCAGGAAGTATAGCTGCAGGTATCACATTGCTGCAATGGTGCGACATATATTTCGTTGAAGATGATGAATTAGAGGAAGAGTATAACAATTATTCATGGAAGTTAGATAAAGATGGAAAACCGACAGATGAACCGGTGAAAAAAGAGGATCATTTGATGGATGCTATTAGGTACATTATCACCTACTTAATCAAATGGTTTGAAATTAAATTATAAATACTTAGATTTGTACTAAGTCAAAAAATATAGAGATGAACATTAATTTAAACAAGTTTATTAGGTCTATGCCTTTTTTTAGCAGAGATAAAAGTGGACAAATGACATACATTCCAGACAATCTAAGCTACGGAGAATTAGGTAGAAACCTTGAAATAGCTCAAAATCATCCAATATTGACCCCCAGCCATATTGTTTGTGTCTAAGCTTTATTCACAAGCTAAGATAGGGGTTTATGACAAGAGAACAAATGAAGAAGTAATAGGGCACCCTGTTACAATGATGTTAAAGAATCCAAAATATGTATCAAACGATGCAGGATTTCTTTGAGGAGCAAATGTTTGTTCAGATAGCTCAGGGTAAATCTGTTGTTTATGCTCCAAAGAAGTACAGAGGAAGTGAAGATGTGGATAGTTTGTATGTATTGGATGCTGATTTGATAGAATACCCTGCGGACTTCAAAACTCCTTTAGCTTTAAAGAAAAGAAGAGGACTCTGTGATGTCTCAAATCGTTAAATACGATAGAGGAGGGCAGGACTTAGACATAGAACTAAGGGATTTAATTTTTATATACGACTTGCCTAATGGAATTAATAAATTCCAAACAGATTCATGCAGCAGGCTTGATGGGATGAAACAAGTGCTTCAAAAACACAGTTGATAGTCAAATAGCTAAAGAACATAGTTATAAAGTCAAACGGAAAGGAAATGATAACTACCGAAGGTGGAGCAGGTACTTTCCCACTTGGAGACGAGGAAAAAAGAGATGCCCAAGGCTTGTTTGATAGCGGATATGGATTAGGTAGAACCAGGAAGAGAGGGTTTCTTACAAAAGCTAATTTAAAGTGGCAATCACTTCATATAGCTCTTAGAGATCTTGGCCTTGATGAAAGCACGAAAGTAGATGGTAATATGATATTTACCGGTCTTCATATTCCAAAAGACATATTGTCCTTGGAAGCAAAGAAGACTACATACGACAACTTTAAGCAGTCTATGGCTTCTTACCTGCAAAACGAACTAACTCCTTACTTTAAACGCTTACAATGAGTTCGTTGAATTCGTTGTTAGGGAGTGATGTGGATATATACGAGCTTAGAGGTTCATACGATCATTTATCTATAATGCAATTTGTATTAAAAGAGCGTTATGAAGTTTCCGGAACTCAAGCGGCATCGTTGGATAGTTTGCTTAAAGTTGGAGTACCTCAAGAAATAGCTCTTGATATGTGTGGATTTGATAAAAATTTAAAACTAACACCAAATGAAAGCAACACAGAACAACAAACAGAAGGGGATTGATCCCGAGAAAAAGAAAAAAATTAGAGTTATTGAAGAAAAAGCAAATTGACTCAAAGAAACCTATTAATAAATAAATAATATGGAAAAATTATTTACACGTACTGAATGGGGTTACGTTATTTACGAAGATGAAACAGGAGAACAATTTCCTTACGCAAAAGACAGTGATTATAATCAAAAAAGCGGTGTTTTTACACTGAAAGAGAGAGCAGGAAGAAAAGGAATATTGATTATACCTGATGCCTCTGTTGTTTTTAACGAAGCAGGAGATACGGCTTACTCAGAAGTTACAATGGAAATTTTCTTTAGAGAAAACACGGGAAAGTAAAAGCCCCAGTATATGGGGCAGATGTATCATTAGATTATACTAAATTTGAAAATAATTTAACAAGTTTAGATGTAAATGCTCAATTAGCCTTTGAAACAATAGATGGATTAGATCTAGGTATAGGTGGGTACCCAGCAGTAAATACTTTTTTAGATTTGCCTGATGCAAATACTTATGTTGGCAGAACTTTTGAAGTAGTAGAAAGTACGGGTTCATGGTATTTATTTAACAGAAAGCAATCAGGATTATATAGAAGTAACGGTACAGATTGGTTGTTAAGAAACAACATAGATAGTTTACTTTTTGACAATGAATTTGTAATAAGAGATGATTCTGATAACACAAAAGGCTTAGGATTTACTTTAGATAATTTATCTACAGGAAACATAAGAAAAGCTACATGGCAGGATAAAGATGGCACAGTGGCTTATTTAGAAGATGTAATTCTTACTTGGAATTACTTAACATTAAATTGGACATCTAAACCTGTATTAAATACAACAATAGCTAGTGGAAGTGTTTATGATTACGAACTAGACGGAATAACTAGATATAGACTTGTGCCTACCCAGTACGATGCAACACAAGACGCTTTTTATAGCAATTTTGATGGCACTAATTTAGCAAACTTAATAACAACAAGAGGATAATATGGCAATTTACAATACAGCATATAAGAGTGGAACTATAAGTTCTTTTAGTAGCACAACGGTTACAGTTTCAGGATTTACACCTGCTGCAAGTGATGTCGGTCGTTTATTGGTAATTAATAGCGGTAGTGCAAAAATGCAACACAGGGAAATAACAGCAGTTAGTGGTCAGGATATTACAATTGCCCACGCTTGGAATACAAATCCATTTATTGACACAAGCTCAAATGGTAGAGCAACAGACGTAAACCCTAGTAATGGCGACACTGTTGTAATTTCTTACGATTTATCAGAATTAATACCAACGGATCCGGACTTAACATTAACAGACGAGAACCACGTATTAGTAAGTGGCACTGTAGAGACTAGTAATGGAGCTTACATTTTTGGGAAAAATTTACATATAGAATGGAACTCGAACCAAACAGATATAGGTCGTGACGGCGGAATTATATTAGGT